TTCGAATGCCTTTGTAACCCTGTTCGATGCGGAAGTTAAACAGGCGTATCAAGCTGATGCTGTCCTGCGTAACACTGTCCGTCTTCGCACTGGCGTTACTGCGGCTACTCACAAGTTCCCCAAGATCGGCGCTGGCGTTGCCCAGGTTCGCGTTCCGCAAACCGACGTTACCCCGCTGAACGTTACCTACTCGCAAGCCACGGTTACCCTGGGCGATTGGATTGCCGCTGAATACAGCGACATCTTCAATCAGGCCAAGGTCAACTTTGACGAGCGTTCTGAGCTGGTTCAGGTTGTCGGTAAGGCCATTGGCCGCCGCGCTGACCAGATCGTCATCGACGCTATCGCTGCTTCGTCCACCAGCCTGACCGTGTCTAACGACATCGGCGGCACTGACTCCAACCTGAACGTGGCCAAGCTGCGTAAGGCCAAGGAGCTGCTGGACAAGAGCAACGTGCCGATGGGCGATCGTTACCTGCTGTCTCACGCTTCCAACCTGATGGCTCTGCTGTCTGAGACCGCTGTTACCAGCTCTGACTTCAACACGGTCAAGGCTCTGGTGCAGGGTGATCTGGACACGTTCCTGGGCTTCAAGTTCATCACCATCGGTGACCGCTCTGAAGGCGGCCTGACTGGCGGTGGCTCGGGCTCTGACCGTAAGGTCTGGGCTTGGCACAAGACTTCCGTCGGCATGGCTGAAGGCATGGGCATCCGCTCTGAGATCAACTACATCCCCGAGAAGACCTCTTGGCTGGTGTCGTCGATGCTCTCCGCTGGTGCTGTGGCCATCGACGCTGGCGGCATCGTTGAAATCACCTGCCGCGAATAAGGAGTACTTAACATGGCTTTTTCCGCTACTGGCTGGAACGTCATTGCTGCTAACAAGCGTGGCAATGCTCCTGGCATCTACTCCTACTCGACCACCGACAGCATTGCAACGGTCAACACCGAGGGTTACTTCAACACCCTGGCTGGCACCTTGCAAGTTGGCGATCTGGTCTACTGCGTGACCTCCACTGGCACCACTGCTGTGGCAACGCTAGTGTATGTTCTGTCGAACACGGGCACTGTGGTCGATGTGAGCAACGGCACCACCTTGGCCGCTACCGATAGCGACTGATAAAGAGGGGGTTCGCCCCCTCTTTTTCTATGCGCGAACGGTACAACGTCAAGCATCGGGGTACTGCCATCATTTGTGGCAGTGCCCCTTGCGTATTTGAAGACCTAGAAAAAGCCCTGGATCTACGGCCCGAGGCTTACCTTGTCGGCGTGAATAACGCTGGTGTCATGATCCCCGAGATCCGGCACGTTTGGACGCAGCACAACAACCTTGCCGAGCAGTACAAAGCTAAGGCGCAGGTAAAGGTGCATGGCCGGGCCAACATCATGGGCGACAAGACGGACTACATCTGGCCCAGTCTGAACTGGGTCTGTGGCTCCAGTGGCGTGGCAGGGGCTTTGTGGGCCAAGCACGGCATGGGGTTTGATGAGGTGATCATGGCGGGTATTCCTCTGAGTATGGGCAATCTGGCCTACTCAGAAAAGTATCCTTCTGAATACACCAAGCCTGACGGCTTTGCCACGGACAATCAAGTGGAACACTGGCTCAGTCACCTACGAACGTTCCATTCCCAGGACAAGACTGCTGGCATCTTTTCAATGTCTGGGGCGACTGCTGGGATTTTGGGGAGGCCAGATGCTTGAGGTATTGCGAGAGGCCGAGATTAGCAAATACCAGCAGTGCTACCGCTCTGCTGACTACCGCATGGGTGGCCGCCGCAGGAACCATGTAGAGCTTGCGCTTAGAACACTAGACAGAGGCAGCCTGCTGGATGTGGGCTGTGGCCGTGGGGAGACCCTCTGCATGGCCGAGGGGCTGGGCTTTAGCGATGTCCATGGCCTGGAGGCTGTGGACTATCTGTGTGATGGCCATCGGGTGGTCAACGGGCTGGCCCATGCCATCCCGTTCCCGGACAAGTCTTTTGATACTGTGACCATGTTTGATGTGATTGAGCATCTGATTCCGCAAGATACCGATGCTGTCTGCAGTGATCTGGAGCGTGTAGCAAAAAAGCATATCTTGCTGACTGTCCATAATGGATCAAGCAAGCACAACAATGTTGAGCTGCACATTAACCGCAAAGATTCATACCAGCAGTGGTTTGAATATTTCACCCAGAAGTTTTCGGGCATCGTAGAATGGATGCCAAGACATGGGTCAATCTCAGAGATGTTTAAGGTGACATATGGCAGCAGGTGACTCCGCTCTTACCGTATGCTCTGATGCCCTGCTTTTGCTGGGTGCCAAGCCCATTAGCTCTTTTAACGAGGGCACGGATGCGGCCAACGTGTGTGACCGTATCTATCCGACGCTGCGTGATTCGACCATGCAGGCGTACCCCTGGTCTTTCACCTTCAAGAAGGTGCAACTGGCCAAGACGATTAACACTCCAGTCAACCAGTACAAGTACGAGTTCCAGCTCCCCTCTGATCGTCTGGGCACGATCCGCAGGGCCTATACCTCGACTGCTGTCGGGGCTGGCACGTTCACTGACTGGATCATCCAGGGCGACAAGCTGCTGACCAACGAGGAGGTGGTGGTCATTGACTACCAGTACCGTCCCAACGAGAGCGAGCTGCCGACCTACTTCATTCAACTCCTGAAGTACATGATGGCGTGGCACTTGGCCGACCCCATCACCGATCAGGTAACCAAGACCCAATACTGGCAGGGCCTTGCAGTGGGCGCTCCCAGCGAGAACAACCGTGGAGGGTACTTCCGCACGGCGATGGTGATCGACGGCCAGGGCAACACGAACCCGGCGTTTGAGGACTTCTCGCTTGTTGCTGTGAGGTTCTGATGACCCGCATTGTCTCAATACAGACCAACTTCAGCGCCGGGGAGCTAGACCCCTTGCTGCGCTCCCGGATTGACCTGGAGCAGTACGGCAACGGGGCAGAGCGCCTGGAGAACGTACTGGTGCAGCCCCAGGGTGGTGTCACCCGCAGGCCCGGTCTGAAGCACTTGTTTGAGCTGCCCTCGGCTGCTAACCCTGCCGATGGCACCCGGTCTGTGAACTTTGAGTTCAGCGTCACCGACAGTTATATGCTGGTGTTCACGCACCAGCGTATGTACGTCTTCAAGGATAAGCAGCTCATCACGGCCATCAATGGCGGGGCTAATGACTACCTGTCGGTCAGCGCCATCACCAGCAGCATCCTGTCCACCATGGTCTGGACGCAGTCTGCTGACACGCTGATCATCACCCACAAGGACATCAACCCGATCAAGATCGTGCGTGGGGCTACCGACGCATCTTGGACGGCCACGAACATTACGTTCACCAGCATCCCGCAGTACCAGTTCACCGCTTCGTCGAGCAACCCTGCGACTACGCTGACCCCTTCTGCCGTGTCTGGCAGCATTACCCTGACGGCTGGCTCCAGTGTCTTTTCGGCTGGAAGCGTCAACCAGTACATCAACGCCAGCCCCCAGGGCCGGGCCCGCATCGTGTCCTACACCAGCGGCACCGTGGTCAACGCGGTGGTCGAGATCCCGTTCTTTGCCACTACGGCCATTGCCAGCGGTAGCTGGGAGCTAGAGGCTGGCTACGAAGATGTGTGGTCTAGCACCAAGGGCTGGCCTCGCACCTGCTCCTTCCATGAGGGGCGGCTGTTCTTTGGCGGCAGCAAGTCTCGCCCGTCCACCATGTGGGGCAGCAAGGTCGGCTTGTTCTTTGACTTCAACCCTGACCAGAACTATGACGATGATGCCGTTGAGGCTACGCTGGACACCAACAGCCTGAACATCATCACCGACCTGATCAGCTCCAAAGACCTGCAGATTTTCACCACTGGGGGCGAGTTCTATGTTCCCCAGCAGGACTCGCAGCCGATCACGCCCAATAACCTATTTGCCAAAGCGGTCAGCCGCAATGGCTCGCGGGAGGGCATCCGGGTCAAGGCGCTGCAGTCTGGCACGCTGTACATCCAGCGCCAGGGCAAGGCCCTGAACGAGTTCCTGTTCAGCGACACGACGGCCTCCTATGTCAGCACCAGTATCTCGCTGTTGTCGAGCCACTTGCTCAATAGCCCCGCTGAGATGGCGCTACGCAAGGCCACCAGCACGGATGAGGCTGATGCCCTGTACATCCTGAATGGCGACGGCACGCTGACTGCCTACTCGCTGCTGCGCCAGCAGGGTGTGGTAGCCCCCAGCCGGGCTACCACGGATGGCGAGTTCAAGGACGTTGGCGTGGACATTGAGGACATCTACGTTGTCGTCAAGCGCACGTTCAACTCGGTCAACCGCTACTTTGTCGAGGTCTTTGACTCGGCCTTCCGCACGGACTGTGGGTTCAGTGGCGGTGCTGCGTCTGGCGCTACAAGCCTGCCGCACATTGGCAAGTCGGTCAATGTGATCGCAGACGGCAGCGTGCTGGCCAATGAGACGGTTAGCGGGGGCGGGGCTATCACGTTTGACCGCCCGAGCACCACGAGCTTCGAGGTGGGCCTGCCGTTTGCGATCAACGTCAAGACGCTGCCGATTGAGCCTCGCATGAGCGTGGGCACCCGCATCGGCTTTAGGAAACGGATTGTTGAGATCAACGCAATTCTGTACAAAACGCAGGACATCAAGATCAACAGCATCCCGGTGCCAATCCGAACGCTGGATACGGTCAACATTCTGGACAACGCTGTGCCTGAGTTCACTGGAACCAAGGTGCTTAACGGGATCTTGGGCTACACGCAAGATGCTCAGATTACGGTCACGCAGGACGCTCCGCTGAAGCTGACGCTGCTGGGCCTTGAGTACAAGCTGTCGGTCTACGGGGGAACATAATGGAAGCAATCGCAGCAGCAGCCACAGCCATAGCGCCTTACGCCCCGGTCATTCAAGCCGTCGGCACGGCGGTCAGCGTCATCTCTAGCGTCAATGCTGCAGATGCACAAAAGCAACAGGCCAACCTGCAGGCTCAGAAGCTGGCCATCCAGGCCGAGCAGTCAAAGCTGCAGGGCCGCCAGAACGCCCTGAACTACAGCAACCAAGCCAACCAGATCTTTGAGCGCCAGCTCAAGATCGCGTCTGCCGCACGGGCTCGGGCCGCAGCCGCTGGCATCGACCCGTTCACCGGCTCGCCCATGACCTCCCAGCAAGCCGATGCGGTGCGTGCTGGCCGCGAGTTCCAGATGCTGCGAGAGAACGCTGATCTGGCCGTCTATGGGGGCTTGGCGGCCTCGCAAGACCTGCGGGCAGCCTCTGCTATTGCTGGCGGCTTCTCGACCGCTCCGGCCCTTCTGGCGGCTGCTAGCACGGGTCTGATGGGCGTGGCCAAGTTTGGCGAGAGCGCAAAGCCCAGCAGCACGCCTAAGCCTGTTGTTGCGCCAATACCGATGGATAGATAAGAGGAAAGACACATGGCTACATCTTTGCCTCGGTTTGAAACAATGGGCGCTCAGTTCGCTGATCTGCCCCGCGTGTCTACTGCAAGCCAAGAAATAGGGGCGCAGCAGCAGCAGGTGCGTATGCAGCAGTTCGACCAGATCGGTCGGGCCGTTGACCGCATGACGGCTTACTTCCAGGACGTTGCTGTTACGCAGGCCGAGAAGGAAGCCCGCAAGTACGCGATTGAGAACCCGCTGACCAAAGAGCACATTGACTTTGCCACCTCTACCGGGATTGGCTTGCAGGTCAAGGGTGCCGGTGGAGCATTCCAGCGGGTCTATGAAGAGACCCAGGCGCAGCTTCTGTCTTCTGAGCTGCAGCTTGAGGGCCAGCGGCAGATCGCCAACTTTGCTGCTCAGATCAAGGCCGGGGCCAATGTTGACCCTGAAAATGTGCGTCTGCAGCTCAAGGACTTGGTGGACGGATATTCCTCTACCCTGCTGGCGCTTGATCCCAAGGAATCCATCCGTCTGCGCTCGGCGCTGACCGTGGCTGGCAATCAGGTTTACAAGGAAGCCAATGACCGCCAGCTACTGCTTCAGCGGGAGTTTGCCGATGCGAAATATGCGAATGAAGTTAAGAATGCTGCGCCGCTCATTGAGACGTATCTCAAGCAGGCTGGCAGCATTGACCCGACCACCCAGCAGCCAATCAACGTGGATGCGCTAATCGAGGTTCATCGTAAGCCGTTTTTAGGCTCAGTCTTTGTGACGGGCTCC